TGCGACCGCGAGGGTAGGTCGTTGGCCTACAAAAGTATGGCTAGGCGGCGGGAGAAGCGCAATATACTGATAGAGCGCTCACGGTGGAGCGCCTGGAATTATACCGCTGACTGGTACGGCAAGCTCTACCAGTATGGGCGAGGGGGGAGAACCTTGGCACCTGAGGATTTGATCAGGACGGGGGGAGGGTCTACCTATTCTGTGCGGGAGGATTACCCTGATGATTTGAACATGGAGGATTGTGTCGAGCTGATCCAGGTGATCGAAAGCTTCAACTGGATTGTGGGCTGCTGGTGCAAGGACGTACCCGACCTATGGGCGGATGAGGTCCAGCAGCAGGAGGTTATGCTTGCTGAATGTGGCGGCCAATAATGGTATCACGTAATCCCAAAATGAAGGAGAAAGATATGCCTGAGAAAACGATCCCGAACGTGCCTAAGGAAACCTTTTGCCAGCATAGGGATGCTATCTACCGCCGCAGCGAGGTGCCCGATAGCTTTGTGGTGGAGGGGAAGGTCGGCCAGCTACCTTGGGTGTGGGGGCATAGCCTGGGGGAAGCATATGTCCAGGCTGATCGTGCTAACCGCAGGATGGGCAAATCTGAAGAAGAAGTAGACCGCATCGTAGTATCATCAATGAGGGTAACCAAATGACCTATGAAGTAATCGGCACCAGAAACTTCCTCCCCTTGCGGGGGGAAACACGCAGCCCTTTCCACAGCGTAGGTGTGGGGGGCGAGTATGACCAACCTGGGGGCGGCGACGTTGGGGTTCTCTGTGTTGATGAGGAAACAGCCCAGGTAGTGGCCACTGCCCTTAATGTGTATCGAGAGTTTATCTATGCCCGTAGGAGGGTACCTATATCGCGAGTGCCACTGATGGAGAGACTGGCTAGGGTTATGGATGGGAAGCGTGACCCTAACCCCATCGAACCACCTCTCATTGCCAATAATCCCTAAAAACATGAAAATAGAGTACCCTAGACAAGTCTCCAAGGGTTGTGTTACCCTTGGGGGCTTTCCGCTTTGCCAGGAGCGTGAACATGCCTAATCGTTTTTGGGGAGCAGTGCTTATCAGCCTCTTTGTGGTCGTATGGGTGTTGGCCACGGCTGAGTACACGTTCTAGTTTGGGATTATGTGATCCCATTTCGGAGGGAAATATGAATATCTACCTATGTGAAGTTGTTACCCAAGCGGGCTCGACCAGTGAAAGCTTCAGGTTCGATAGCAAGACTGAGAGAACCTTCATCACAGCCCGTAGTGTAGACAGAGCAAAAGAGGCAGCAAAGGCCGCATTCCCTGAGGGGGTTGTGAGTATATCCCATATAGGCCCAGCCTAGGACTCCTCACATGAGCGAGTTACGAGAGGCAGCGCTGGCTTATGCCAAGCGAGGGTGGCCTATCTTCCCCTGTCGTTCAGACAAGACCCCTTACACCAGTAACGGCGTTCTCGACGCCACTACTGATCCCGAGGTTATCAACGCTTGGTGGGATAAGTGGCCGGGAGCTAACATAGCTTTTGCTGTTGGTGGCGCGGACTTCCTGGTTATAGACTACGATCCAGGGAGTAACAGGGATGAGGTGGCTAAAGCTTTGGGGGGAAAGATACCTCCCACCAAACTTGTGTCCAGAACTCCCAGAGGGGGTACCCATGAATTCTATCAGCTATCCAGCGACGATGAACCAATTGCGTCTTCAGTTGAGCCATTCGCAAAGCACGTTGATATACGCTCGTTCCATGGTTATGTACTTCTCCCTCCATCCGCAACCAAAGATGGAGTATACGTATGGGAGCAGGAGGGAAGGGCCGGGAATAGAACTCAAGCTCTCCTCGAGGCTTGCAAGCCCGCACGAGCTAAACACGTTGACAGAGATAATTGGATTATTGAGCCGGACTTGCCCCAGCATATTGACAGAGCTATCCAATGGCTCGAAGGAAAGATTGAGATAGGGGGTTCCTGGTGCAAGATAGCTATCGAAAATGCAGGAGGAGACAATACCACATACGCTACCGCAGCCATGATGAAGTCCTGTGGCTTGAGTGAGGAGCGAGCCGCAGAGGTAATGTGGGAGCATTGGAATGAGAGGTGTATCCCCCCATGGCCATGGGAGGACATACAGACCAAAGCTAGCCATGCTTACGAGTACAACACCTCCGCTCCTGGTAACGTCACACAAGCCTACCAAGCTGCCAAGGTAGCAATTCAGTTCCAGCCGATAATTGAACCTGCCGGTGAAGGGAGGACAATGCGAGCGGGGCGGTATCGTTTTGTAGATTGGGGAGGGATGCAAGCGATCCCTGATCCGACTTGGTTGTTACCGGATTTTTTGACGGATGGGGGGTATGGGATGCTGATCGGTCCCCGGTCCAGCCTTAAAACATTTATAGCATTGGATGCAGCACTAACGGTGGCTACTGGGGGGTATCCATCGTGGGAGGACAATGACCAGGAGTGGCGAGGGGTTTGGGATGCTCCTGCTAAACCTGGACCTGTCCTCTATGCGGTGGGGGAGGGGCGCTCTGGCATTCGCCTAAGAGCTAATGGCTGGGCAAGGCTCCATTGGGCGAAGCGACCCTCCCCCTCGTTGTATCTAGCTGACCCAGTGCCTAGGGTATCTGATGGGTTGGAAGCTCTCGACGGCTTCATTGAGGGCGCGTTAAAATATGAGCCGTATGGATACCGGCTGGTGGTGATTGATACAGTCGGTAGAGCAATGCAAGGATTGAACGAAAATGCCCAAGAACACGCTTCCTCCTTCACTGCAATGGTTGAGCATCTACAACGCAATCTTTGTGATACGGTTCTCGCAGTCCATCACACCGGACATGAGGCAAAGGATCGTGGACGAGGTTCTAGCGTCTTCGAAGCGGACGCTGATACCCTCGTTGTCGTCGAGAGGGATGATCAAGACAAATACTCCAAGCTAAAGATGACCAAACAGAAGGATGCTCCTGAGTGGGAAAGCCCACGCTGGGTAGAGGCTGTCAACATCCGCATGGATTTGGAGGGGAATGAAACCACCTTGGCCATGGCCAGGATGGATAAGAAGGAAGAGAAGAAGCAGGCTAGAAAGAAAGTAGATGCTGGTGCGAAACTTCATGTTGTGGATAAATTTGCAATGAAGGTGCTGAAGAGTAACATAGGGGTAGAGATGACTACCTCTACATTTGCGGTGAAGATCAGTGCCGCAGAAGATGAGGGAGGAGGAGGGGTCGGCCTAGATGAACAGACTATCAGGAAGCACTACCTGTCGAAGATAATAATGCCAAGTAACGACTGTGAGGCGAGGCAGTACTATGACGCAGCGAAGTCACGCTGGCGGTACTTATCGTCAGTGGACTAGGGATCACGTGATCCCACTAGACAAGGTGTGTAATGTTAGAGTACACTAAGAGAGTAGAAGCTCGCTACCGGAGGGGTACCGACATAGTTGGAGGGATAGTCACCTGGGGTTCAATAGCTCTTTGGGCGACAGGTTTTTGCTTCTGGCTTTATGGTATGTACCTCTGGATTTTCACTTGAAACCCTGAGGAGGGAAATTGATGGCGAAGAAAGCTAAGAAGAGTAGTGGTGCGGCGGCTAAGGCCAAGGAGGCGATAAAGAAAGCCAGGGCTGCGGAGAAGGAAGCCAAGGCTGCTGAGAAGACTGCCGCTAAGGAGGAGGCCAAAGAGAAGGCGGCGAAGGAGAAAGCCAAGAACCTCAAGAAGGCTCAGAAGGAGCTTGATCCCGCTGCGAAAGAGATCAACGTTCGTCTGGAGAAGGCGGCGCAGAACGACAGCAAGGCTGACGACCATCGTTTGGCTGCTGCTATCAAGTTGGATGAGGTCAAGACGCGATGCAATGACCTTGGCCTCAAGTTCAAGGAGTGGTGTGAGGGTCATTTGGATGAGAAGTGGTCTTACGAAAACGCTCGCAAGCTTGCGCGTATCGGTGCCGCTGACGATCCCCAACTAGCGTTGGAGGATCTTCGTAGTGGTAGTCGCAAGGCTATGGAGAAGAAGCGCAAGAAAGACAAGGAAGAGGGTAAGAAGGCTGCGGTCAAGCCCGCCCCCAAGGTCGCTGAGGAAGCTTTCGACAATATGTCGAAGGAAGATGCAGTGAAGGTGCTGAAGAAGGCGAATAAAAAGCACAAGCTTGGTCTTGGTAAGGGTAGCGCCGATAAAGGTCTTGATGGTGCTATCGCGGCTTTCGAGGATCTGGACGCGAAGGATAAGATGCGTCTCATGGCTCACATGGCTGGGAAGATGGATGCTACTGTTACCATCTTCGATGAGGATATTCACAAGGCTGTGAAGGGACTGAAGTAGCTTGTGGCAACTGAGCTTGGGATCACGTGATCCCAGGCTCTTTTTTTTCTGGAGGGAAAAATGAAAATCGACGTACGATAGAGGAGTAAGATTATGGATATAGTTACGATTACTATTGTTCTCGTCGTTCTTGCAGCAATCTTCGGAAACTCTGCATGAAAGATCATGACATAGAGGCTAGCTGGGCAACGGAGCCTTTGTTCTATGAGGCTCCTTGCCCGCCTGGGCAGGAACCAAGGCAGTACCAACATGCTAGTGTGGAATACTGTCTCGCTCGCGATCACGCTCTCATAGGAGACGCACCAGGGTTGGGTAAAACGATAGAGCTATTGATGCTCTCGAATGCTATAGAGGCTAAGCGAATTCTAGTCGTATGTCCCGCCAGTCTGAGGCTCAATTGGGAGCGAGAGGTCTGGCGCTGGTCTATGCTTCCCAACGTCCGTACCTATCCAGTTCTCAAGGCGCAAGATGGGGTTAGCCCAGAGGCGAACTACCTCATCATTTCCTATGATATGCTGCGGAACAAGAACATTCTTCAAGCACTCCTCGATTTGCGGTGGGATCACCTTATCCTTGATGAGGCTCACTATCTCAAGGACCCAAAAGGCAACAAGAGAACGGCAGCTATCTGCGCTGCTGATGGGCTGAGGTCAGTGGTAGGTAGGATTACCATGGCCAGTGGAACAATTCTCCCCAACCAACCTATCGAATGCTACAACGCTATCAGGCTCTTGGATTGGAGCGCGATTGATTACATGAGCGTCGAGGGATTTCGTGATTATTTTTATGAGAAGGGGCAGGGCTTTGTGACGGGAAGGTATGAAACTACTCTCAAGAATGGGGAAACGGTAATGAAGTACGGCCCGCACTGGTCAGATGAAGTTCGCAACGTCCCTTGTAACTTAGATCAGCTTCGCACCATCTTGCGCGGGGATATTATGGTACGCCGTCTTAAAGAGGATGTACTGAAGGAGCTTCCTGAAAAGCAATGGCACGTGTTCCCTCTAGCTGCGTCGAAGGAGGTCAGGAAGGCGATGGCTGACGATAGTTGGGGTAAGGTGGAAAAGCTGTATGAGCTTGACGCTGATGCCTTTGATGAAGGTATCCCTATTGATGGTGCTATCTCTACTGCCTTCAGGCTCTTGGGTGAGGCCACGGCACCTGCCATCGCGGACTACATCGAAAACCTCTTTGATAGTGGGATAGAGAAGCTGGTAGTGGGAGCATGGCATATATCAGTTTTGGACTATCTAAAGGAAAGGCTAACCAAATATGGTGTGGCATATATAGACGGTAACACCAGCCCTAAGAAGAAACAAGCCCAAGTCGATCTATTTCAAGAGGATATTGATACTCGTATCATACTTGGGCAAGTGCTGCCTCTAGGGGAGGGGTGGACCTTAACGGCAGCGCAAGATGTAGTTCAGGCTGAACCCTGGTGGGTGCCGGGGAAGAATGATCAATTGCTGGAGAGGACCCACCGCATTGGCCAGGAAGGAGATAGGGTCCTTGGCCATATGCCATTCGTTCCCGGCACCCTGCATGAGAAGATCATTAGCCAGGTGGTGGCAAAGGATAAGAATATCTACGAAACTTTGGATATGAGAGACTAGAAAGGAGTGTTGACCATGAGTAAAAATTCGCTTACAATTCCTGAAGTTATCCATGAAGGAGGGAAATCATGAACGTGAATAAGATCGCCGTGGAAGAACACGGCTCCGGCTACCAGATCACCGTAGGTATGTTTGCGCCAGGTTGGTTGGGGTCGAATGACGATGGCCCAACAACTGGCGTTGGCCGTGCTGCGGCAGCTATGGAAAAGCTGATCCTTGCTATGTTCAAGGATGCTCGCATTGGTGAGGAAGAGGGATCACGTGATCCCAAACCTAAGAAGCAGCGCAAGCGCAGGACGAAGGCAGAGATGGAAGCCATTGATGAGGCTACCAGTGACGCTAAGGCTGAAGAAGAGGAAGAAGAGGAAGAGGAGGAAGAGGAGGAAGAGGAGGAAGAGGAACCTACTCCTGCCCGTACTGCTGGGCGAAGGGGCAGACGGGGGAAGGGTGCAGCGAAGAAGTCTGCAAAGACGGATACCTCTGACGACGAAGAGGAAGAGGAAGAAGAGGAAGACCCTCCCAAGAAGAAGGGGCGGCGCGGTCGCAGAGGCAAGGCTGGTACTACGACTGGCAAGAAAGGAAAGTCAAAGAAATCCCCTTCTGATGACGAGCCTAGTGACGAAGACCTGACCAAGGCTTGCTCTGATGCCGCTCGCGATATTGGTGCCCCTGGTGTCTTGGCTGCGCTAGAGGTCTTCAAAGTTGATAAGGTGAATGAGCTTGAAGGCGACCAGCGTCAGGAGTTCCTTGATGTTCTCGATGAAATGGTTGCCGACGGGGTTGGCGAGTGAGCGAACTACAAGCTCACTCTCCTCTGGGAGCGAGCGGGGCATATCGTTGGATGGTATGCCCCGGCTCCGTGGGCAATAGCGAAGGGGTTATTGATCCAGAGAGTGAGTTCGCCGCAGTCGGCACTGCTGCTCATACCTTAGCATCTGACTGCCTTGAAAGCGCTAAAGATGCTTGGCCACTCATTGGCTCCTGGTATGACGGGCAAGATATCGTACTTGCTGGTACTCCATGCGATGGAGCGTTAGTAGTAGATAAGGATATGGCGGATGCCGCCCAGGTCTATCTTGACGCCATTCGCCACGAACACCCTAACCAGAACCAGGGCAACACCTGGGTAGAGCGTAATTTTCACTGCCCAGATATCCATGAGCTATTCTACGGCACCGCTGATTTCATCCACTATGACAAGGCCAATAGTAAGCTCCATGTGTGGGATTACAAGCATGGTGCTGGGATTGTTGTAGATGTGGAGGGCAACCCTCAGCTTATGTACTACGCTGTAGGGGCGCTCGAGGATTTGGACTTGTGGGATGAGGTTGAAACCATAGTCCTGCACGTGGCTCAACCCAGAGGGTGGCATAGTGACGGCCCGTTGCGTGAGTGGTCGCTTGGAAAAAGTGAACTAGCGAAATGGTTGGATAACATTTTGAAGCCAGCTATGAACCGCGCTCAGACTTCGACTGACACAGCCAGTGGTGATCACTGTCGTTTCTGTCCCGCTCGCTGGAGAGCTTGCCCGCAACTCGTTGCTGACGAGGAGGAGCTAACGGAACTCATGACTAAAATGGAAAAAAAGGGAGGGGCGAAGAAGCTATCCAACAAGGATATCGCTCGCTTGCTAGACCTTGGTGAGGTGATGAAAATCTCCATCAAGGCGGCTAGGGAGAATGGCTTCGCTCGCGCAGAGGGAGGAGCGGAGATACCAGGGTGGAAGCTGGTGAAAGCTCGCTCCAATCGTGAGTTCAAAGAAACCGCTGAAAAGGCAGCGATCAAAAAGTTCGGCAAGGCGAAAGCTTTCACGACACCTGAGTTAAAGTCTCCAGCCAAGATCGATAAGTTGCCAGGAGGGAAGAAGTTCACGGCTGAGTACGCTTTCAAGCCTGAGAAAGGTATGCAACTGGCTCAAGCCAGTGATGCCCGTAACGAAGCTGGACCTAGCACTAGGTCTATGTTCAAACCCCAACACAATAATTAGAAGGAAGATTGACTATGGCCAAAGCGACCGAAGACAAGAAGAAAAAGATCATGACCCCTGAGGGGCGGTTGATCAACGGCTCTTTGTGGACAAAAGATGTCTACACCCCTGAGAGGGGGAAGGAGGGAACACCCCAGTACAAGGTTGAGATGGCTTTCAATCCTGACGACTTGGAGGAGTTGGAGAACGCTATCGTTGCCTGTGCTGTCGAGGAGTGGGGCGAGGATGCAGAGCAGGAGTATGACGACGGAGATATCCGTAGTCCAATCCTGGACGGCGATGAGATGGCCAAGAAGAGGGAGAAGAAAGGTAAGAATGGTGAAGCTTACCAGGGCTTTGATGTCATTCGCGCAGCTACCATCTACAACGCTAATGGCTATGATGATAGTGGTGGTGTCTATGTTGCGGATGCTGCCGCTGAGCAGATGACCTTTGAAGAGCGTGGGAAGGTCTACAATGGCAGTTACGGCATTGCTATCCTCACTCCCAATGCGTATGAGATGGAGGGACGCGATGGTACGGTGCGGGGCGTTAGTCTCTACCTTCAGGCGTACCAGTTCACCAGGGATGGTGATCCTTTGCGTGGCTCCAATGCGGGCGCTTCCATGTTCACCTCCAAGGTGAATGAGGAGAGTGAGGGAAAAGGTCGGCGCCGCAGGGGTAAGTAGTTTAGGCGTCGATCTTGAGGGGTGTGTCTTCCCACAGGCACACCCCTTTTCTTTTGAGGAAGGAAGTATGAATATTATCCGCGAGTATCCACCGAACATCAACGAGATACGTAAGTCATTTCCTGTCAAAGGGAAGTCGGTTATTTTTGCTTGGGGGGAAGACATCTATAATCCTAATGGAGTGCAGATACCAAAGCATTTGATCGCACATGAGGCTGTCCATATGGCTCGCCAGAGAGCTTTCGTGATAAATCTCCATGGTGCTATATGGGAGGGTATCACTGACGCTAGCCGTGAGAAAGGTGTCTGGGATTGGTGGAACTGCTACATCAACGATATAAAATTTCGCTTCGATGAGGAGTTACCGGCGCACCAAGCTGAGTACCTGTGGTTCCTCCAGAACGGGGCGCACCGTCCTGAGAGGCGGCGAGCGATAAGTGAGATTTCACGGCGCTTGGCTGGGCCACTCTACGGGCGTTTGATCAGCAAGAGCGCTGCGAAAGAAATGCTGGAGATGTGCCACAAGTGGCGGGATCACGTGATCCCAAAGGAAGATGCCTGATGACGAAAGACCTAAACTGGGTAGAGAGATACAAATGACCATCGTCCTCGACTTCGAAACCCGCAGCGAGGCTGACCTAACTAAGGTCGGTGCATGGTCTTACTCCGAACATCCCAGCACCGAAATCATCTGCGCTAGTTGGGCAGTGGGCGACAGCCCGATATACAACTGGTTGAACCCTGCCGTGGGTAAAATAAACGGTCGCCACGAAGATAACCTCTTCAGTCTAATGGAGCTGGTACAATGTAAACACCAACTGATTGAAGCGCACAACGCAGCCTTCGAAGTTTCAATCTGGGAGAACATAGGTGTCAAGTGCCTGGGGTGGCCTGAGATACCTTTAGATCGCTGGAGGGACAGTATGGCTCTCGCTTGCTACTATGCCCTCCCCGCGGCACTGGACCGCCTCTGTGGCCCTCTTGGGCTCCCTGGTAAGGACCCAGAAGGTGGGCGGCTCATCACCAAATACAGCAAGCTTCATCTCAAGACATCCAAGATCGAGATACCTCCTGAGGACTTGGCCAAGTTTGTGAAGTATTGTGATCGGGACGTACACCTTGAACGTCAGGTTGGGAACTTCCTAGGCTTGCTGCCGGAACCGGAGGAAGATATCTGGCTACACGATTTCAAAGTGGCGCACCGGGGAATGAGGCTGGATCGATCTGGGATCGTTGGCGCTCGACGTATCGTTGAGGATAGGGCTGCTGACCTGGAGGACGAGTTCAAAGAGATGACTGGGTTGAAGCCTGGGCAGCGAGACAAGGTATTAGATTGGTTAGCTGAGCGCGGGCTGGAGATGGAGAACCTTCAAAAGGACACTATCGATGATCTCCTTGATGGTCCTGATAGTCCACAGGGGGAGGTGAGGAAGGCTCTCAACATCCGCCGCCGCTATGCTCGCGCAAGCACAAAGAAGATGGATGCGATGATCCGTCACTGTGGCAATGATGGTAGAGCGCGATGGCAAACTAGATATCACGGTGCCGCTACTGGTCGTAATACGGGATCAGGATTTCAGCCGCTAAATCTCACTCGCGGGGATGGAGTAGACCCTGATCAGATGGTGAGCGACATCAATCATGGCAGCGCTAAGTTTCTTGATGCTCTCTATGGTGACGCTATGGAAGCGGTGGGTAATGCTTCGCGGCATTGGATCACAGCATCAGAGGGTAGTCGTATCATCGCAGGGGATTTTGCTAGCATCGAAGCTATCGTCCTGGCTTTTGTGGCCAGGGAAGAGTGGAAGATGCAAGCGTTTATTGACGGCGAACTAATCTATGAGAGGATGGGAGAGAAAATCCATGGACTACCTACCGGAACAATTACTAAAAAGTCCCACCCTCTTGAACGCCAGGATGGAAAGACAGGGGAACTTGCATTTGGATATCAAGGCGCTTTAGGTGCGTGGCGAAATTTCGATGACAGTGATCGTCACACGGATGGACGGGTCATTAAAATATGCCGAGCTTGGAGAGATGAGCATCCTATGACTGTGGACCTCTGGCATAATCTTCAGGAGCTAGCTTTCGATGCGGTCATATATCCTGATAAACTTTTTTGGGATGAAGTAAGCGGCATCTCTTTTGAGCGTGTTGATGGTTGGCTCACGATGATCCTCCCCAACGGTAAACGTCTGTGGTACTGGGCACCTGACATCCGCTTGGGTATGCCCCCCTGGCACAAGCCGAAAGAGAGGGAGGATTGTATGAATGGGGAATGTGATTGCGAGCCTGTCCCCAAGCTCACCTATATGTCGCATAAAGAAGGGCGATGGCAGCGTGTTCACACCTATGGTGGGAAGCTGACAGAAAACGCTGTCCAGGCTATGAGCCGTGAGATACTAAAGCTCGCTGAGCTGGCCGCAGAGAAGGCTGGGTATCCTGTGATCCTCTCTGTCTATGATGAGGTGGTGTGCGACGTACCAAATGGCTATGGCTCTGTTGAGGAGTTTCAAGAGATCATGGAAACCCGCACCGCGAAGTGGTATCGAAATTGGCCTATACGCGGTGAGGTATGGGAAGGAGAGAGATACCGCAAATGACTTGGGAACATCCTAAAATAATAGTAGTGGTTCCAGTATTCGCAACCCCGAGATAGGAGACAGCAGATGTTCATCACCAAAACCGCCACCGCCCAGATGCCCGGCAGTTGCTGGGGCCGCTACGGCAAGGTCGCCGTCATCGAGGTCGAAGATGGCGTCGAAGATGTCGCCATGATCAGTGACCGCGCTCGTGGAGCCATCCGCGTGGTCGAGGTCTGGGACCGCCAATTTTGGGGCAAGAGCAACCGCTGCGCTTTCGCCATCGCCGTCATCGAGGCCGAGGCTCTTGCCGCAAGCTTGAATGGAGGCTGATACGGACTGGGGTATCAAAGGCGCATCTTTCGAAAAATGGCTAGGTTTAGGGATTGCAAATGAGTAAGTTTAGCCGCGACAAAGGTATACGAGGGGAGCTAGAGGTTTCCAAGCTTCTGAAAGGGTGGGGATGGGAAGCTGAGCGAGGGAAACAACGGAAGGGAGGACCAGATAGCCCTGACGTAATCCATAACATGCACAACCTTCGCCCAGCAGGGATCAGCTTCGCTCTTGAGATAAAGCTTCGCCAGCAATTGAACCTTTATGATGCTCTCGAAAAACTGGAGGGAGAGCAAGACCCTGACGCTGGGATGACACCAGTAGTGTTCCACCGCAAGGATCACAAGCCTTGGCTCGTCACTCTCAGCGCTGACGATTTTCTGGAGATCGTTCACTATATGCACAATTTTGAAGAAATAGGAGATCTAGAATGAAAGATAGGCATTTAGATAACTACGGCCCCACTAAAGACGATAGCAAGTCCAAGAAGGATGGTGAGAAGGTGCCGATATATACCGGCTGTGTAGCTCGCTTTCCTCTAGCACTCCGGGAAGTGGCTATAGTTTCAAATGAGTGTGCTGTGAAAAAGTATAATACTAGCTCTGGCGACATGGGCTACTTGGAGGTGGAGAACGGTATCGAACGTTATTCTGACGCTCTCTTAGGACATATGCTAGACGATACAGGAGGGATGAAGCAGAACTCAGAAGATTTTGATGTGCTTCATGCTGCTCAAGTAGCTTGGTGTGCGCTAGCTCGCCTGGAGATCATGTTGCGTAATGAAGGGAAGATCAAGAGTGTTCGTCAGCCTCATTTCATGCGCGTCGAAGCGATGACAATGGTTGACGGCTCTGAGCCTGAGCTAGATATAGCTGCTACATACAAGCACACTGATGAAGAGTTAGTAAAATTGGGATCACGTGATCCCGACCACGGCTTTGTAGAGGGTGAGGTTGGGTGCGTTAGACCAGGGCATAGACCTGGGCTCAGGAAGAAAAGAAGAACTGCTACATTCAGCAATACAGATCCGTCTGGAGAGGGCAGCTCAGAACTATAGCAAAGCTGACGATCATCGTCTGGCTGTAAGGAAGTAACCGGGGTTAAGATTTACGACTCTGGTATCTCTGTTCTTCACGTAGGTCATCAATATCTTTACGCTGCCATGAAATCGTAGTTTCAAACTTCTGAGTTTCAACACTAACCTCATCGAGGCGCTTCCACTGCACCTCGACTTGTCTTGAGAGTTTATCGATCTTTTCAGTATTGGACTTCAGCCCATATTTGACAGCGAACCAAGCTCCCGCCAGCGTTAGTAAAGCGCCACCGACAGTTATAAGAGTTCGGAAGGTGTCTAACTCTTCCACACCTGGACCTAACCCCTCACTAGGAGGTCCGACCAAAGATAGCATCTAATTCAGCATTCTCTCTCTCAGAGATATTAAACTGAGGGTCTTTT